CTGTCGCCGGGGGAACCATGGAAAAACAAACCGCAGGAATCGGAAAAGGCACGCCGGGGCCTGGGCGCAAAAAGGGCGTCCCGAACAAGAACACGGCGCTCATCCGCGACATGATTGCGCAAGCCTTAGACGAGGCTGGCGGCGTCGAGTACCTGACCAGCGTCGCGCAAAGCCACCCGGCGCCGTTCTTGGCGCTTGTTGGGAAGGTGCTCCCGGTTCAACTGACGGGCGCTGATGGTGGGCCGATTGAGCACAGCCACGCGACCAAAGAACAGCGCGATGCCGCCGTTGCAGCAGCGACCCGCGCCGACACCTGAAGACTTCGCGTTCTCCCGCCTCATCGCCTATGCGGCGTATCAGTGGCCCGGCTATAGGGACGCGGCGCATCATCGGCTGATCGCGCGGAAGCTCGAAGAGGTCGAGCGAGGCGAGTGCAAACGGCTCATGATCTTCATGCCGCCGCGCCACGGCAAGAGCATGCTGGCGTCGGAGTTTTTCCCGGCGTGGTATCTCGGGCGCAACCCTGAGCACTACGTCATTGCCAGCACATACGCGCAAGACTTGGCTGACGATTTCGGGCGCAAGGTCAAGGCGCAGATACAAGACCCCGCGTTCGGGGCTGTGTTTCCCGGCGTCAAGCTGGCCGAGGACAGCCAAAGCGTAAAGCGGTTTCACGTCAACGGCGGCATCGAAGTCGGCACCGCACAGCGCGGCGCTTACTACGCGGTTGGTGCTGGTGGCGCGCTGACAGGTCGCGGCGCGCACTTGCTGCTGATTGACGACCCGATCAAGAACCGGGAAGAGGCCGACAGCGAGACGGTGCGGCGCAGATTGCGGGATTGGTACAAGTCCACCGCTTACACGCGGCTGATGCCAGGCGCCCGCGTCGTTGTTATCCAGACTCGATGGCATGAGGACGACCTTAGCGGTTGGCTGCTGGATGAGGCGCAGCACGAAAAGTGGGACGTTCTGTCGCTGAAGGCGCTGGACGACGGCAAAGCGCTGTGGCCCGAGCAATACCCGGTCGAAGCGCTGGAGCGTATCCGGGCAGCAGTAGGGCCGCGAGAGTGGTCCGCGCTGTATCAGCAAGAGCCGGCCAGCGAAGAAGGCACGTACTTCCAGCGGTCTTGGCTCAAGGAATGGCGCACGAAGCCCGAGCTGCACATCTACGGCACCAGCGACTACGCGGTGACGGATGGCGGAGGCGACTACACGGTGCATCGCATTTGGGGCGTGGCTCCGAACGGCGACTTGTACCGCTTGGATGGCTGGCGCGGGCAGACAAGCTCGGATGTCTGGATCGAGCGGCAGATAGACCTGATGAAGCGGCACAAGCCGTTCGCGTGGTTCGGTGAGGCCGGCGTGATCCAGAAGGCCATCGAGCCCATGCTGAGGCGGCGCATGAGAGAGCGCGAAACCTTCGGCCGGCTTGAGTGGTTGCCAAGCATCAGCGACAAGCCGACGCGGGCGCGGGGCTTCCAGAGCCGCGCGGCGATGGGCTGCGTTTACTTTGAGCCGGGCGCGGATGTCGAAGAGTTCATACGCTTTCCGGCTGGCAAGCACGACGACGACGTAGACACGGCAAGCCTGATCGGGCGGGCCTTGGATGAAGCACACCCGGCCATCGCGGCACCTGTAAAGGTGGAGCGGCCAAAGGTTGACCGCTGGGCGCGGGCGTTCGACAAAGACACAGGGGCAGACACATGGAAGACAGCATGAAGCAAGTGGAGGGCGAAGAAGCCCTGACCATGCTTGTGCGCTTCTATGAGTCCGCGGAGCAGGCGACCGAGGACAACCGGCGCGAGGCCGAAACCTGGCGCGACTATCGCAACGGCAACCAGTGGACCGAAGCCGAGGCCGCCGTGCTGAAAAAGCGCAAGCAGCCCATCGTCACCATTGACCGCATTGGCCCTAAGGTGGACTTCCTGCTTGGCATGGAAGCCGGCCAGCGCAGCGACCCGAAAGCCTACCCGCGCACGCCGAAGGAAGAACAAGGCGCCGAAGCCGCGACGGATGCGCTGCGGTTCGTCATGGATCAAAGCCGATGGGACGAGGTTCGTTCCGAGGCTTTCGACGGGTTCATCGTCGAGGGTTGCTGCGGCGCGGATGTCCGCATCGTCGAGAAGTACGGCGAGCCGTGCATCGAAGTGCTGCCGATCATGTGGGATCGGATGTTCTACGACCCACACAGCCGGCTGCGCAACTTCTCCGACGCAAAGTTCAAGGGTCAATTTGTCTGGATGGACCTAGACGACGCGCTTGCAAAGTGGCCCGACAAGGAAGACGCGCTGAACAGCACGATGGCGGCTGAATCCGCCGCGCAAGGGCAGACCTTCGACGATGTGCCGCGCCTGCGTTGGGCCGATCCCAAGCGCCGCCGCGTTCGCATCGTGGAGATGTGGTCGAACGAGGCGGCGGGCGTGTTTCACAGCACGTTTACCAAGGCCGGCGTCCTGAAGCGCATGCCTTCGCCCTACGTTGATGAGCACGGCGCGCAAGAAGACGGCTTCGTCTTCGGTTCCTGCTACATCGACCGCGACGGCAACCGCTTCGGCGTTGTCAAGCGCTGGATCAGCCTGCAAGACGAGATCAACAAGCGCCGCAGCAAAGCGATGCACTTGATGAACACCCGGCAGACCTTCGGGAATGCGCTCACGGGTGACAAGAACCACCTTAAGGCCGAGCTTGCCAAGCCTGACGGCCACGTCGAGTTGCAAGGTGATGCAAAGCTGGGCGAGGACTTCGGCGTCATCCCGACAGGCGACATGGCCGATGCGCAGTTTCAACTGCTGCAAGAGGCCAAGCAAGAGATCGACGCGGTTGGCGTCAATGCTGCCATGTCTGGCACTGAGCAGCGGGTGATGTCCGGCCGTGCTCTGATGGCTCGGCAAGAAATGGGCCAGAACGAACTTGGCCCGGTGTTCGACTGGTTCAAGTCGTGGCAGCTTGCTGTGTATCGCAAGGTGTGGAACCGCGTCCGGCAGTATTGGACCGCCGAGAAGTGGGTTCGCGTCACCGACGACGAGCGCAATGTCAGGTTCGTAGGGCTGAACCAGCCGCAAACGATGGGCGAGAAGATCATCAACGACATGCGCGCTCAAGGCGTCAAGGTAACGCCGGAGATGGAGCAGGAAGCCAAGGCTTCGCCCGCATTGCAGCAGCCTGCCGAAGTGAAGAACAACGTCGCGGAAATGGACGTTGACATCACTCTCGACACCGCGCCAGCAACGGCCAGCCTGCAGATCGAGCAGTTTCAAGGGCTGATCGAGCTTGCTAAGGGAGGCATCCCGATTCCGCCGCGTGCGCTCATCAAGGCGTCGAGCATCCGCAACAAGGACGAGATCCTTGACGAGATGGACGGCAAGGGCGAAGAAGGCGCGATGGCGATCCAGAAGCTGCAAGAGGCGCAACAGGTCATACAGCAACTGAAGCAGCAACTGCAAGAGGCGCAGAGCGGCATGGCCGTGAAGCAGGTCGAGATTGAGGGCAGGCTGCAACAAACGGCGATGTCTGAAGAGTCCAAGGCCAGACTTGCGCGGATGCAGATGGAGTCCGCCGAGCGCATCGCCGCCCTGAACGCCGACGTGAAGCGCGACATGGGCGAGTTGGCCGGCGCGATTCAACTGATGGCGAAGAAACTCGAAGTGCCGCTGTCTCTGAGCACCGAAGTCGAGGAAGACATCGCCGAGCCGGAGCCGGTCGAAGAGAAGCCCGACCCCATGATGCTTCTGGCTGAAGCCATCGCGCAGATGAACAAGCCAAAGCGCAAGCGCGTGGTCGCCCCGAGCGGGCAGGTCTACGCGATTGAAGACATGCAGGACGAGCAGTGACCGGCACCGGAGAGGCCGACATCACGTTTCCCGCGCACCCGGGCAGCAATGAGGCGTCGACCACCGTCGCGGCGCCTGGCGTGACGGCAGAGACGCACGTCGAAGCGTGGGTGATGGGCAACGACTCCACGACGAAGCACACGGCGGCAGACCACCGCTATTTCGCAATGCTCTGTGCGCTGACATGCGCGCCGGGCACCGATGAATTCACGATCCACGGGCGCAGCGAGCACAAGCTCTCAGGCGCGTTCCGGGTTCACTACGTTTGGGCGAATGGCTGATAGAATTGCCCAAACAATGTGGTGTTAATTCATGGCTCAAATTTCTGTCGGTGAGTTCGTGGTCAAGTTTGATGATGAGTTGGCCGGGTTGATGAGCCAGTTCAAGTGGAGCGTCAACGACTATTCGACCTCCGCAAAGGCAAAAAAATATTACGCGGCCACTTCCGTCGCTGGCCGCGCCGTTTACATGCACCGGATGATTCTTGATGCCGATAGGCGCAAGGATGTTGACCACATCAACGGAGATGGCCTAGACAACCGGCGCTGCAATCTGCGGCTTGCAACGAGAAGCCAGAACTGCGCAAACAAGCCCGCGATGGGCGGATCGTCAAAGTACAAAGGTGTTTGCGCTGCGAACACCAAAAGCCCGCGCTATCGCGCGTGGGTCATGAAAGACAAGAAAAGCATCTACCTCGGCAGTTTCAAGACTGAAGCGGAGGCCGCTGCCGCGTACAACAAGGCGGCCTTTGAAATCTGGGGCGAGTTTGCGCACCTTAACGAAATCGCAGGTAACTGATGGCACTCGATACCAACATCGTCGGCGCACTGTCTGGCACGGGTGCCAACGTCGATGCCGACCGGCAACTGCTGGTTCGCACGAACGACGACCCAGCAAAGGCTGGCATCGCTGTCCTGTACGTCGAGAACGACGACGGCGAACTGACAAACGCCAAATTCCGCAAGTCAGGCGAGATTTCGCCCGACTACCGGCTGCGCGTTGGCGTCGATTCGGTGCTGTTCCACGACGTGTTCAACGCCACGACGCAGAACACGGGCGTCTGGCGTTACGTCTTCAGCACATTGACGGCGGCGCAGCCCGGCGCCGGTACGGTGAACTTTTCGGCGGTGCAAGGCACAACGAGCGCGCATGGCGCGTTCATGCACACGAAACAGTATTTCCCGCTGGTCAACACGGCCCCGCTGGCGGTTGAAGCCTATTTCGGCCAGTTCAACGCCGCGATGGTTTCGGGCGAGGTATTCCTGTTGGGCCTGGGCCTGCCGAGCGCGGCTACCACGGTGCCGACTGATGGCTGCTGGCTCAAGATCACGTCGGCCGGCGTGTTTGGCGTCATCTCGTTCAACGGCACTGCGGTCGAATCCGCACTTGATGCCGCGCTCCCGCTGTCGGCGCTGACAGTCGGCAGCATGTTCAAGTTCTTGATGGTTGTGGGCGAGCGCGAGGTTGAGTTCTGGCTTGACGACAAGCTGCTCGGGCACATGGACATCCCCACGGCGAACGGCTTGCCGTTCCTGCAGGGCTCGCTCCCGATGTTCATCATGAAGTTCAACACGGGCGCCGTGTCGAACACGAACACGATGCGCGTGTCCCGCGTCGGCGTGGGCCTCATGGACGTGGCGAGCAACCGCGATTGGGGCGTGCAGCAATGCACGATGGGCGCGTCTGCCTACCAAGGCCAGAACGGCGGCACGATGGGCACGTCTGCCCTGCTGCCGAACGCCACGGGCGCCACGACGGTAACGGGCGCGGCGCTGTCGCAGACCACGGCCCTCGCCACGGGCCTAGGTGGTCAAGCGGGCATCACCGCAGCAGCCCCGGGCCTCGACGGCTGGGTGACGGCGTTCACGAACCCTGCGGCCACGATCAACATTACCGGCCGGAACCTCGTCATCACGGGTATCCACATCTCCAGCGTCAACATCGGCGCGGCGGTGGCAACGACGCCCACGACCGTGCAGTGGTCGATTGCCTTCGGCGGCACGCAGTTGAACAGCCTTGCCACGGGTGAAGGCGCGTCGTTCTCGACGGCCACGGTCAAAGCGGCGCGGCGTGTCGGTGTCGGCCTGCAGACGTGGCTAGTCGGCGCTGCCATCGGATCGCAGGCGCAGGAACTTGACCAGGATTTCAGCAGCGCGCCCATTGTCGTCGCGCCTGGTGAACTGATCGGCGCGGTGGCGAAGTTTATTCAAGGCACGGCGACCGCTTCTCAAGTGATCTGGACGGTGGTCACTTTCCGCGGTTACTACGAGTAAGCCATGTCTCTGCTGCTGGCGCTTGTCGGCGGCGATGTAGCGCCGTCGGTTAGCAGCTTCCGCAAGCCGCGGACGCGCAAAACTCGGTCATGGCGGCCATACGTCCAACTGTTGCCCGATGAGCAGCTAGAACAGGACGAGGCGCAAGAAGAGCGGAGCGAGTACCTAGAGCCGAACGAGCTGCTTCTGTCTGCGTACAGGGAGCGGCAGGCGGCGATAGCAGCGCGGGTGCAGGCGCTGAAGATTGAAGAGGCCAACGCAAGGGCACAAGAGGCCATCGCGGAGGCGGCGCGAGACGTTGCAAAGGTGAGGCGTTCAGCCGAAAGGCAAGTGGCCTTGCAACTTGAGATGCAGCGCATCGCGCAAGAGATTGAAGAGATGGACGTGGCGTACATCGTCGCGCTCATGGACTAGTTTTCTCCTCGGCAAGTTCGGCCCCCTCGGGAAACCTTGGGGGCCTTTTTCTTGTCGGTCGTCGCCGGACTGTCGGGCGTGTTGGCTGTCGCCGGGCCTAACCGGGCGCGAAGAGTGGGAATGGATAGCACGCTGAATTCGATCTTGAGCGATGAGGGTCCGGCCGAAGTTGAAGCCGTGGAAGCCGTAGAGGCTGAAGCGGTCGAACAGGTCGAACAGCCCACGGGTGAAACAACTGCGCCACCGGCAGAACCGCCCAAGACGGAAGACAAGCAGTCACAAGGACTTGTCGCGGCAGCAATCGCTGAACGCAATCGCAGGCAGGAAGCGGAAAAGCAAGCGGCTCACTACCGCGAGCTTTACGAACAGTCCCAGCGGCAGCGGCCAGCAGGCGGCCAAGGCGAGCCGGACCCGAACCAATACACGGACCAAGCGCAGTATTTCAACGACCTTGTTGAGTACCGCGCCAATGCCCGCGTGGAGAAGGAGCGGCAGACCTGGCAGCAGCAGATGCAGCGGGAACAAATGGAGCGGGAGATCAACGCCCGCACCGAGTCCGTAGTGAAGGAAGGCCAGACCAAGTATCAGGACTTCGACGCCGCTATTGAGGCGCTGCGTCCTGTGCTTCACGACGACTTCCGCAAAGCGCTGGTGCTGCGCGGCGGGCCTGACGTGGCTTACCACCTGTCGAAAGACTTGGCGGAAGCGTACCGCGTTGCCTCGCTGCCGCAAGGCGAGATGCTGCTTGAGATTGCTGAGTTGCGCGGGATGTTGCGGGCCAAGCCCGTGGCGCCGCCGCCAGTGCGTGCCCCCATTCCTCAGACCCTGACGCAAGCCCGAGACACGCGCGGCCAATTCCAGGCCGCCGTGTCGGAAATGACACCACTCGACGCGGTACTGAACCGCACCTGAAGGAAACATCATGTCTCTGACGACCGCCCGCACCGGGCTTACCCCGCAGCAGTGGGACGACAAGTTCTTCACTGCGTACATCCGCGCCAACCGCTTTCAGAAATACATG